GCAAAGAAACGCGTGCGCGCCATGAAAAGCACTGAAGCATGGAAGCTGACGGCCGCGATGCCCAAGGGCAAAGACCGTAACAAGCGGTTTAAGGAAATTCAGAAGTCCGCTCGCCTTTCCGAGTATGCCCTGCATGATGTCGTGAAAGAGCACCGTGCCAAGGGCGGCTTTACAAAGCGCATCGGCATCAACGAAGCGCAGAAAATTGCCACACGTGTCTGGCAGGGCATTGAGCGCTGGCTGCTTCATCAGGGCGGTCAGCCGCGGTTTAAGAGTGCTAAACGGGGCTTGCACAGCGTTGAGGGAAAATCAAACAAAACAGGGTTGCGTTGGAAGGCTAAGACGTGGACGCTCGAGGTTCTGGATCTGGTGATAAAGGCTGAAGCCCCGGATGCCTGGCAGAAAGAAGCTCTTCTTTCAGCAACAGATCCGTCCGGCTTTAAGCGTGTCAAATACTGCCGTCTTGTCCGGCGGATGATCCGCGGCCGTATGCGCTACTTTGTTCAGCTCATTGTCGAAGGCGTACCGCCCGTCAAGCACGTTTATGCTCCCAAGGATCTCAAGGTGGCTGTTGACCCGGGCCCGAGGACCATGACTTTTTACAGCCCCGAGTGGCAGCAGAAGATTTTGGTGAGCGCGGGCACTGTCTCTCAGGAAAAGGAGATTGCGCGTCTTTTACGTGCCATGGACCGCTCCCGCAGAGACACGAATCGGGAGTGCTACAACGCGGACGGCACCGTTAAAGCCGCCGGAAAAAAGATTGTCTGGAAGGAATCCAAGACCTATAAGGCAACAAAGGCAAAACTTGCGGATCTGTACCGCCGCCAGGCGGAAACCCGCCGTTGCCTGCACGGCGAAGTGATTAACCAGGTGTTCGGCAGGGCCGGCACCGTCATTGTGGAGAAGAACTCATACAAAGCATTTCAGAGAGCCGGATACGGCAAGAGTTTGGGCAAAAGCGGTATTGCAGGATTGATAACCCGGATGACAAGTAAGGCTGAAAGCGCCGGCTGTTGTGTGGTGAAAGTCAGTCCCCGGAAACTGCGCCCGAGTCAGCACGATCCCGAAACGGGAACGTACCGTAAGAAGGCTCTTTGGGAGAGAAGTCATCAGTTGGGAGACACGGACTGGTACATGGACCGCGACCTTGCGGCCGCCATGAACCTGTATTTTGCGGATCCCGCCACTGACAGCTACGATCTGAAGGCTGAGCAATCAGCGCTTGCGAGGCTCAAACAAGTCTCAGGGAACGCCGGATCAGTAGTGCAGTACAAACCAGCGAATCGGCAAGACGAAGCAGTCCTTCGCCGGAACCGACGGATCGAGCTGATGAAGCCCGTACCCGTAGAGCGGTTGCGTTTTAAATGTTCCTGTGGTGCAGGGGACGCCCGGGCAGACAAGGCCTCAAAAACCTTGGCTGTTACGGAAAAGCCTGCACCGTGTCAGGAAACCCCGCGCTTTCAAGCGCGGGTTGTTTAGTAAGAAAGGTCTCGCCGTGCAGAAGTTCGTAGGCTTTCTTAAGGGCGCGAAGGAGTTGCCATGAGTAGAGCACTGAGGCGGCTGGCGAAGCGTGCAGAGCGTAAGCCAGCCCGAAAAAAGCAGTATCACTATGCAGGAGATGACTTGATTGGGCGCAGGGGTTATGGCGCACTGGCCCGCGTCATCCCTGTCACTGAAGCCGAACAGCATAAATACTGTCTTGGTTTTTACGCGTTACTGGAGCGGTGCCGCTCAGGCGGGCCGGAAAAGGATGACGGGTGCTGGTCTGACCTGATGGGCGTTCTGATCACCGGCTTTATCTGCGCACGTGCCACGACGCAACCGGTTAACCTCTCGCGGCAGTTTCAGGCCGCTGGTGCGCTGCTTGATTCGGCCTATGTGCACTGGCAGAAAACGCATCAGATACTAGAAACCAATTTCGAGGTCGTGCATCAGGCGATTGATGACCTGTGCGATATCGTCATGCAGTTGCGCAGGGATGAGCTTATGCGCGTCAACGAAACGATGCGAAACGACACCATCGGCATCTATCGCGATTTCTTCAATGATCCGCGCGCGTTTACTGAAGAGGATAAGGCGTTTCAGGCGTGGATGGCGCGTCAATAGCAGGCAAAAGAAAAGCCGCAATCAGCGATTTTGCCTCAGCTATAGTATAGCTTGTCAATATAGCCGACCAAAGGAAAAAGAAAAGCCGCATTTAGCGGCTTTTACCCCTGCGCCCGGCTATCTTCAAAGATCGCTTAAACGTTAATTCGAGTCAGCAGAGTGTACGGCGTGGCCATGTCCACCCGCGTTTAGATCGTATCCGCAGGACCCAATCCTGTCAAGCATCGCCCGGTTTTCGTGCTTATTAGGGTATGTACTAATTTACGTACGTTACTAACTAGCCTAATATACTGGTTATCAGAAAATAACAAGCCCGTAGGGCTTCGGAGATACAAAATGAGAACCACCGTTAACTTAATCGTTTCCACGTTCACGAAGTTCGACCGCCGCGGCGAATACGCTCGCGGGGAGCACTACATTGGGTGCATCGTAGACCAGCAGCTCTCGCTTGAGAGCGGCGCACTCGTCGCGCACGGTAAGGCGCACCTGTGCACCGGCGAACTGCCGGAGGATATTAGCTACGACTTTTATCAGGATCTGACCGTCACGGTCACTTATTCGAAAGAGCGGGCGAAATGGATCGCCCGGACCTCTTGGTCCGGCGAATGGCTCGACGAGGTCGGTCAGCCGATGGCCGAAGATGTAAAGGAAACCATGGTCGAGTGCTACGGGCTTCTTGCCGGTGAGGCACAGGCCGTAATTGATTTTGACGCGGAAGCCCAGCGGATGGCGGATGACTTGGAGTTCGTATTCTATGTTAACGCCCTGAGTGGGGCCGAAAAGCTCGCGTTCGTTAACGGCTGGGCTGCGGCTGGCGGCCCTGTTGACGCCCTCGGGCATGAGGAGGCGGACTGCACGCCGTGGTCCATGAACAACACCATTGCCGTGTCGGCTTTCGAGCTGGATTTTCTGCCGAGGACGGCAGAGGACTGGGGCCGGGCGTACTGGTTGTCGCAAAGATCATATGTAATTACGTCGTTCGCAATGTGGTACAAACAGGCGAGCGGGATTGAGCGCGCCATGTGGTGCAAAGAACATCCAATGATCGCAGAGGACGTTGCGAGGCGTGCAAATGACCTCTGATAAAAAAAACCTAGGCGGCAGGCCGAGGCTGTATGAAAACGGGTCGCGCAACGTTACTATCAGCCTCCCGGTCGAACTGGCGGCCCTTCTGAAGGAGCTGGGAGGCTCGCACTGGATACGCGATAGGCTGAGAGAGGTGCGGGAGCGCGAAAAGCCGAAAGATCGGGTAAAATAAGCCCCGCGAAAACAGTCTATGCGGTCGGTTTTCTGAAAAGCCTCGTGATGATCTCCAGACGTCACGGGGTTTTTCTTTGCCTTTAACACCGCATGGAAAGCCTATGCCGGTGCTGGTTTGAAGCGTTTTTTGTGCTCATTCAACACCGGGGGAGTTGACGCTATTTTTTTTGTGCGTCACGGTTTTAACCGTCAGCTATAGTCTAGCTTGTCAATATAGCCGAGAGTTAACGCTATTTTTTTGTGCGTCACGGTTTCAGGGCTTTGCGGACGGCGTTTCTGTCTGCGCTGAGGCCGCCGACCAATTCGCCGCCTTCGCTAAGAAGCTCCGCACCCTCTGCAAGTAAGCGTTTACATTCTGCGACTTGTCGCTCACAAGAGACGCAGGTACTGCCGGCGCCGGCGGGCACTCCACCACGGCCGGCGCTTGCGGCACGGCGCAGGCGCTCAACATCGCTGCGCATGCCAGCGAGCTGAGAGTCAAGCGCATCGATCTCAGCCTGCTTCTTGTCGACCGCGTCGGCGAGATTCTTCGCATTGGCTGTCTCCCTTTTCGTGAGTTCGGCCTGGTACTTCTGAGCCGCGGCCGCGTAGCCGGCTTTAAGGCGCGCGATGTCTGCAGTGCGCAGGGCGTCCGCAAAGGCGTATCCGGCGCTGAAGACGACCACGGCCGCAGCGAGGTAGAGCCACTTGGCCATCTTTAAAGCAGCCAACCGCCGGCAAAGAAGCAGATCATGCCGAAGCCGACACAGACAGGCGCCCAGAAGAGACGGCACTTGCGGCGCGTCTCGGTATCGAGCTTGGCCTTCTCGGCCTTGAGTTTTTCGTAGGCGTCCAGCGTGAGGTCTTCGGCCTTCACACCGATTTTCTTAAGCCATTCACGAAAGTCTTCGCTGTGCATAGCGTACTCCTTGAAAAAAAATAAAACGTATTTGATGATCTCTGCCTTGGTCATTTTTTGCAGTTGTCCCAGCGAGCTTTGAAGCCTCTCGCGTCAACATGGACAAAGCTGTCGTAAAGCCCGACTCCGCCGTCAACATTAAGCTCTAAACAAAGATCCTGAAGTGCAGGCAGGTCTTCCTGATGCTCCGGCCTGATGTCTGCCGCGAGGCCGCGAACGTGATAAGAGTTCTCCACGCCGCCCACTGCGCGATTGTGCTCAGGTGAGCGGTAAGCGCTATTGACGATAATCGGTCGGCCCCATGCTGTCCTGATCCGGTTCAATAAAAAAAGCAGCTCCGATCTGACCTGTTGCTCTCCGAACGGCGAGCGCTGGCCGTCCTTGCTCGCGAGTTCTTTTGTGTCAAAGTATCCGATTTTCATTTTTGCCATCCTTCGGCTTTTCGCCGATCTCTTTCACTGTTTCGTCAAGCCGGGTATTGATCTGTTTGAGCGCCTTGCGAAGGATTAGAGGAATGCACCCGCCGAGGTTCATCCGGTCAAGGTTCTCAATGATGCTCATGAACTCTGTGAAGCCGTAGGCCGCTATGACAATGCCCTGAAACACTGCGAGATAGTTCAGCGTGTAGGAAAACTGCACGTCAAGGCCGTGCGCGAAGCCCACGACAATAAACATCAGCCCCTTTTTCAAAAGCCCACGCGACACAATCCGGCTCTCGAAGTCGCGGTTAACGAACGCCGCCGCCATGCCGGTCAATAGGTCTGCGGCGATAAAGATCGCGAGCCAAATAATGAGCGGCTTGGTATCGAGTCCGAAGAAAAACGAAAGGGCGCCGGTAATGGCGCCCACTGCCGCGGCTACGATTTTTTCGGTGCCTCCCGGCAAAAAGTCAGTCGTCATGCGCACCCTCTCCGGCATGAATTACTTGTTTCGGCCTGAGCCCTTTATTGGGTGAAAATACACCCAGTGTTGCCCGTACACGTAGCCCGGGACGGGCTGGCCCCAAATCTTCCAACCGGCGCCAATGCGAACGCACTTCCAAACGCCGAAAATCCGGTAGTGCTTCACGTAGTAAAACTGCCAGCAAACCGGCTTTCCATTGCGAAACACTTTCCACCGGCACACACCCGAAACACCCGACGTGTCACCAATAGTCGGGTCGCCATAAACCTGCTTCACGTCTCCGGCCTGATGATGAAAGCCGAGCACGTCAATATTGAAGCCGTAGCCGCAGTTTCGCCAAAGCCACGCTACTCGCCGAACATAGGTCGCAAGCGGGGCGGTTGATATGCCCCACCGCGCAAGGTGCCCGGCGTCGCCGTCAATAGGGTTGTCCGGCGTCTGCCACCACCAAAGCCAAGACGGTAGCCAGCCGTCTTTGTCGGCAAAGAGCACGACGAGCGGCGTTAGAAGACGACCGAAAACGTCGAAGGCTAAGGACGCAGGTAAAAAGCAAAGCCATCTCAAGTACATGGCAACACCTATAAAAAAGCCCCTCATGGAGGGGCGTAGCAGTCAGGGTTCAAAACGTACCCCAGCTGAGGGCTAACAAAATGGGCGGCACCCGCTACCCTAACCAGTACGGACTACGGTAGGCCGGCGTGTAATCTGGAGCCAAAGCAGGGACATCCCCCCCACGCAGGGCATGGCCCGCCTTATATAAAGACTCACGAAACGCTTCGTCTTCCTTGTCTTTAAGCTCGGACTTGAGTTCTTCAATCTCTGCCTTGGCGGCTTCCAGTTCCAAGCTGGCTAGCTGGCGTTCGAGCGCGTACGCGTCGATGCCAGCACAGTGCTTAACGATATTTGCAGCAAAGTCGTTGCCGTAGCTTGCGGCAAGATCCCTAAGTCCGTCTTCCCAAATGCCGGAATACCAACCAAGGATTTCCTTAATCAGGACTGCCTTGTCTTCCCTTTGCCGGTCGAGAATGTGGCGGAGGTACCACGCGGCCTTCTTCAGGTCCTCAGACTTGTGACCCTTGCAGTCCGCGCGGAGTATGTACTTCACGGCACTCCCAAGGCAGAAACCCAGCTGCTCCGTGAGTTCAATGACTTCGTGGGGGTACTGCGTGTAGTGCGCCGGATGATTGACCGGATCGTGCTTGTCCATGTTTTTTTACTCCAAGAACGGCAGAATGCCGAAAGCAGTTAGGGTACAAAATGTACCCTAACTGGAAAAGTAGCTAACAAAAAGGGCGACAAACGGCCCCCTAGGGAGGAGTCTTGTCGGGCCAAGAGCCGCCGGGGTACTTGTGATTCAGGTCATCAGGCTTATCAGGCTTATCAGGAGGAGGATCGGTCGGCCTATGATCATTCGAGGGCTTACTACCCCCCCCCATCTACAGTGTATGCGTCGACGGTGATGTAGTAGGCATTATAGTTAGTACCACCACCAAACAAGCCATAGTTTCCAACTGTCGTCGCGGCCAAGCCGCCCCGCGAGAAACTCAGGCCCGTAGGTGTGCTACGCACGAGGGTCGAACTGTAGGCGTCTACTGTAGAGCTAAACTGTGTTTCGCGGAGAAAACCTCCACCACCAAACAAGCCATAGTCTCCAACTGTCGTCGCGGCCATGTTGTGCCTCTCTTCGCTTAACACTGACGGAGTGCTTCGTACGAGAGTCGTGCTGTATGCATTTACTGTATCAGAACCGTTGCCGCCCCCAAATAGCGCATAGCCTCCTACAGACGTTGCGGCCAAGTTATTCCTTGCTTCGCTTAACGCTGTCGGAGTGCTTCGCACGAGAGTCGCGCTGTATGCATCTACGACAGAAGAAGCTTCATGATATCTGTCATTTCCCCCTCCAAATAACCCAAAATCTCCTACCGTCGTCGCTGCAAGACCGTACTTTGCTTCACTCAGAGATGCTGGGGTGCTTCGTACTAGAGACGCGCTGTATGCATCTACTGTAGGAAACGAAATATAGGACATATTTTTTAGAATAAGATAACCACCACCAAACAGCCCATAATTTCCTACAGTCGTAGCCGCTAGGACGGCCCTTCTTTCTCCCAGCTCTGTAGGTGTATTCCGCACAAGTGACGTGCTGTAGGCGTCTACTGTAGGAAGAAAAATGTCATCTTCGGTCGTACTATCGGTGGTATGCCCCCCGCCAAACAGAGCATAATTCCCCACAGTCGTGGCGGCTAAGTCATACCTAACTTCGCTCAGAGATGTAGGAGTGCTATGCACAAGCGATGTGCTGTAGGCATCTACAGTAGACAGGATCTTGCCGGCATAGCCGCCGCCAAACAGTCCATAACCCCCCACAGACGTCGCTTGAAAGTACGCCCGCCCGTCGTCTAACGGCGTCACGGTCCCATAGTACGAAAGTTTCGACTCTGCCGAGAAAAACGGCCTAGCTACACCCCCCACACCAACGTAGGCTTTTTTGACTTTGCGCGCCTTGTTGGCGACCCCGGTGTAGATTTTTTTGACCTTGCGAGCCTTACCGGCCACGCCAACATAGCACGCTTTAGTCATATCAGTAATCCTGCCCTGTGATTTCCTTAAACTGCTCTTTCGTGATGACGCCTTTTCTCACAGCGAGGCGAACCATCTGAGCCGTCCAAAGTCCTCTGTCAAAATTTCGTTTCACAAGCTCGTAAGTCATGCTGCGTCCTCCATAGAAGCAAGGTTCTGATATTCAAGCGCCGCCGCAATACGTTCTTCTGCCGACGGCGTCGTGTCCACTTTGGGGGGCGTGTTGATGATCTCTTCAATCTTCGCAAGGGCCTCAGATTCCGAAAGCGCCGCGTCGATTTTATACATTGTGCGCATCGCAGATAAATTCTGAAATGCCCACATCACCTCACTGTTTTCATCCGTTTCAACATAGTGAACGAACGCCAAAGCGGCGGGAAACTGCTCAAGCACCGCGTCCTTCGTCGCCAAGGCGCCGTTGGGGAACATATAGGTTTTTTCCCCTGTGTACTTTTCTACCTTCTTCATTTTGTTCTAACTCCTTTTACTCGTAAACTAAATAAAGCTCGCCAGTCGCTAATGGTGACGTTCCTGCCGTCAGGTCAGTGGTGCCGCTCGTGGCCTTGACATAACCCGAATCATTCGTGAGCTGGGACGTCTTTGTCGGGATACTGTGGTGTAGGCCCGTGATGGCCAGCTCGTTTTCAGTCGCCTTTCTTTCGACCGCCGTCAGGCGCGTGCCCTGCGAAGTTACGTCAGCCGCAGACCCAGCGGCAATATTAGCGCGCGCCTGCGTCTGTTGTTCTGCCGTCAGCGTCTGAGCAACGTATTTAACGTTATTGCTCGAATTGGCTTGTTGCGCGTAATACTTCGCTGAATACTCTGCGGTTTCGCCCGAACCTTCAACCGGCCCATCTTCTTTTGAAGCCCAATCCTTCGCTTTTTGCGCAGAAGCAGAAGCCTCAGTTGCCTTCGTGCTTGCCGTAGTCGCACTTCCAGCCGCCGCAGTTTTTGAAGCATTAGCCGCAGAAGCAGAATTAGATGCATTCTGTTCTGATGTTGCCGCCGCTGTTTTCGAGTCTGCCGCCTCAGTAGCCGATGTCGCCGCCGCCGTTTCGGACGCCTTCGCCGCAGTCTGCGAAACCTTCGCCGCATCTGCTGATGTCTTCGCCGCTGATGCGCTACCGGCCGCCGCCGTCGCGGATGCTTTGGCATTGTTCTCTGACGTCTTGGCGTTCGTTTCTGATGTCTTGGCCGCGCCTGCGCTCGTGGCCGCCGCGTTCTTAGACGCAAGGGCATTCGTCTCCGACGTCTTTGCGGCAGACGCACTGGACGCCGCCGCATTCTGTGAAGCCTTGGCCGCATTCTCGCTAGCCTTGGCCGCATTCTCGCTAGCCTTGGCCGCATTCTGCGAAGCCTTAGCGGCCGCCGCGCTCGATGCCGCCGCGTTCTTCGAAGAGAGCGCAGAGGCTTCTGAGGCGTCAGCCGCTGTGGCGCTTGCCTTTGACTGCTGAGCGTAGTACTTCGCCGAGTAGTCGATCTCAGCACCATCCGGCAGGTTGTTTTCCGTCACCTTGCCGTCAGTCTTCACAGCCCAAGCCTGCACGAGCTGAGCATTCCATTTAGACGAATAGCCGTCATCGTCGACGGCGCCAGTCATCAATGTCGCCCAGCGCTTAAACAGGTCACTGCTCGCCTTCGATTCACCAGCAGAGGCCGCGGAGTTCTGCGCCTGCGTCGTGGCCTCGGTGACCTTCTCGGTCATCACGGCCAAGTTCTGATTGATTTCCTCGCGAATGGCGTCCGTGTCGGTCACAGCCTGCTGAGCCGGCTTGAGCGCAGAATTGGACGTTGTTACGGCCTGAGCGGCATTATTAGCCGCTTCTGTCGACGTAGTGACGGCGTTGGCGGCATTACTTTCCGCTGTTTTAATGCGCCCGTCAAACGTGTTAACTGTGTTGGTTAAAGTGTTGACCTTCCACAGCGCCGAATTCGCAGTAGCAAGCGCCTCAGCCGAATTCTGCTGAGCGGTGTTTGCCGTGTCGAGCGCTTCAGTCGCCTTTTTCAGCGCCTCGGTCGCGGCGCCCGTAGCCTCGACCATATACTCGCCGAGGTTGTTAATCGCGTCCTCTGTCTGCGTAAGGACAGACTGCCCGCTGATCGCACCGGTCGGCGTCTTGACGTAATGAAAACGAAATTTTTTTGATGCCATGATTTACTCCGGCAACTTCACAAAATACGCAAGCCGATAGAACGGCGGGCGGTCAAGCGTGAGCGTCTGCGTCTCAGAAGAGCTGGTGATTGTGTGCGTGTGCCCTTTGCCTCCGCCCGTGTTATTGAGATTCATGCTGTGGCTGTGTGTTCCGTCGTATGACGTGTATCCTGTCCATGATCTTGAGGCATCAAAACTTGTGGATGTCGGGACGTTTGACCGTGTATCTTGACCATGGTTGTCGGCCCTCCCTATATCTGATCCAATAAAAGCCCCCGTTTGCTTCGTTGTTAACAGAGGGAAATCGCCGATTTGGAAAGAGCCCGTGATGTTCATCGTACCCCGCCCGTGCGCATGGCTTCCCGCCGTAGACGTAGACCCGGTGTGTGAGTGCGATGGAATCTGATCAACTGTCAGAATCGTTTCGCCAACAGTGCCGTTAACCGTGACCCCTGGCACCTGAAGGCTCAAGCCGCCGCCCGTCTTTCCTGCATCTGTAACACTGCTCGGAAGTAAAAACCTGTCGATAAGGTTTGGCACATTCCCGCCTCGGCCATCGGAGCCGCCGTCACAGATAACGTAAGACTCATATGCGTCTGTGCCGCCCCACGGGATGAGCCGTCTGCCGTCCGAGCCGCCGAGCTTGCAGTTGTAAAACGGCGTGATCTGCCCGGCCAAGACGCTCGGCAAATCCTGATTGCTCCAAACCGTTTTGTCAGCAGAAGGGGCAACAACGCCCTTGGCAGTGCCCGGCCCGTTGGCCACGAGGCAACGATACTTCACGCCTGCGCTAAAAACCTCGTTTCCCGGCTCGTAGTCGAGCGTGGCGGTGTATTGCATAATGCCGCCCTGCTGATACCACACAAGGAACTGCGAGAGCAGGTAAAACGCACCATTAAAGTCCTCGCGCTTCGGCGGAATGCCGCCCTCGCCGATCGGCTTGGAGTTGACGTCGGTCCAGCCCTTTGCCTGCGAAAAACGCCCTGTGCCTGCCGTCTGAGAGTCAGCCGGAGGGATAGTCTTGTCCCCGTCAGCCGCAATGGCCGACGCCAAAAATAACTGCGGATAATTGCTCATATGTGGCCCATGAAAAGCCCCGCACGTGCGAGGCGTTAGAAGTCGTTGATTGTCCTGCCCGGATTGAAAACGCCCTGATCGAACGGCAACAGGTCAGACCCTTCAAATCCAAAAATCTCCTCATCCGGATAGATGATAAGGAAATTGGTCATCACGCCTGCGGGTCGATTCAATAGCCCGTACGTCTGCAAAATCTGCGCCTGAATCTCCGTGATGCTCCCGATGATCACCACAGAATTTAAGCTCATGTCCCCATAGTCAACAACAAAGACGCGCGTACTCGTGAGCAGGGAAAGCATTCGATTCATCGTTGCGCACGTCGAATCCGACACATTACAGACCGCGCGATACAACAGCAGGAAACGAAAATAGTCGTCATCAAACCGGACGTAATTGTCCTTGACCTTAATATAGCGGTTGATGCCGATGCGCTTGCCCCACCAGTCAAGAAACACGCCCTTTGCCGTCTCTACGTCGGCAACCTGTACCGCGATATCGTCAAGCTGGTCAGTTGCGTCGATCTCGTCCTGCAAAATCTTTCCGACAGCGTTCATGCGCGGGGCGTGCGCATACTGGCTTTGCATGGCCACAGACGCGTTACTCGTCACATCGGCCATTTCGCGCACGTCTTCGGCTGATTCAAAGTTCTGCCAAGTCTGCGAATCGCTCATAAGCTAGCCCCCGAATGTCAGTGTTATCGTTTCAGGCGAGATTGTCGGCGACTCGTTCGCGGACACCTCAACCGAGGCACCTAAGGCGCCCTCGTTCAGTCCTACAGTAATGGCCTTGACCGGCGTCGTCGTGGCGGCCTGCACGCATTTATAAAAGCGAGAGGCGTAGACCGTGCTCGCGAGAGTCACGCGCGAATTATCCAGCTCGCCTTGGAAGTCTTTAATAATGGCCTCCTTGACTGCGGCCTGCGTCTCGGCATTCATGTCGGCGCTAAAAAACTCGACCTTTACGCTGAAGTCGACTGCCGTCGGGCGGACGATGCGATACGTATACAAGGCGTTAAAGTGCTCTTTGTCGACGTGCTTGACTTCAGTCTCGCCGTTCGTCCCACACCCCCCGGACTTGCGCTCAAAGATCACACGGGCAATGTCCGCGTCTTCGCCGCCAACAATGCACACGGCAATGGAATGTGGCTCAAGCTCAATGGAGTACATCGTCTTTTTCAGGTTCGTGTAGTTCTCTAAAACGACACAATCGAGAACGCCTTCGAGCTGCGACAAATTGGCCTGAATGTTCGCGACTGTGCCGTTGGCGTTCATCGCGTAGGACTCTTTCATTCGGTTTCGCAATTCGCCATCCGGCTCAATGTCTCGACCCGTGGCGCCTGCGGCGGCATTGTTGACCGTATCCCAGCCCGCGACAACAGTCACGATCTTCGTCACGGTTTCCGCGCCGATTTCAATCGGCCCGTGCTCGACCGTTGCAAAGGTCGTTTCCATCGTGCCAGTATCACCGATGGCGGCACCCGCCACGGCAATGTGGCGCAGTTTATTTCCGTTCGCGTCCTCGACGATTGCTCCATACGGAATCACAGTGCCTCGCAGGCCCGTACACGTGCAGACGACAACAGTCGGCTCGGATACTTTACGCTCTAGCCCGTAAAGGTTCGCCAGTGCGTCGAGAAAGATGCCATGCGCGACGTCCGGATTGTATTGATTCGCCAAAAAGCCGACCTCGGAATTTTTGGCCTCAACCTCTGCCGTCGTCAGGTCAACAATCTGCCCGAGCGGCGAAGTTGAATCGACGTTGACAGGGTCGCCGTTGGCGGCGGCAGGCATCGCGTCCTGCACGGCCTTCGCCAAATCCTCGCGCACTTCACGCGTCGACGGAATGACTACACCCGTTTTCTGATTAAATGTAACTTGTGCCATGGCCGTACTCGGTTTCGATTTCGATGGACCCGCGCAGGGTTCTTTCTTTCTTGTTCAACACTTCAAGGTGAATTTCGGTTACTGCAAGCACCCCCGGCACGCTCAGCGCGGCCCGACGCAATCGGTCAGTGACAATTGCAACTTGCAGGGGCCTGCTGAGCTGGTCCGTGAACCAGTCAATACCTTCATCGTAGCGGAAATAAGCATCATGAAGGAATAGACGGCACTCGTTGCAGACGTTCTGACAGATCGCCTCAACTTGGCCCAGCATTTTCAAATTGCCATTAGCGTCAAACTGCAAGTCCCAGTCTGAAGAAAGCCCCAAAGTCTTCTGAGTGTGCATCTCGTCCCCTTAATGCGGTCCTGACGTTTCTTTGCCATCGCCCTGCTCGGTGTGCGTGTGCCTCGTGAGACTGATACCGCTCGCCGTAACATCATCAGAAACCTTAATCGAACCCTGAAATGTCGCAGTCGCGCCCCCGGTGCCGCCCGTAATGCTCATACCGGACGTGCCGGAGATGTGGCCGGTGACCGTTAGATTCTTTTGAATTGCGACGTTACCCGTGAATGTGCTTTGAGGACTGTCAACCGTCAGAGAACTCGAAGCATTAACCTTCGCGGTCTTCGTGGCAACGGTCGCCGAGTCCTTAGCGTTCACCGTGACGGTCTCGCAATCAACGATCACCGTCGGGCTTTCTAAGTGATGCTGCTTCGGTGCGACGACGTGAATCGTTCCTTTCTCTTCGATGTGAATGAAGGTCTTCGGCACCTGCCCCCAAAAGCCGCCAATATAAAAGCCGTCGGACATATCAAAGCATCGGAAGGTGCCCGGCGCGACTGGCGTATTGCCGCCCGTCAGTCGGGAGCAGTCCTGCTGAGCAAAAATCGCTAGCCCGATGTCCCCAACAACCGGATCGCAAATCACGGCGGCGGTGCCGTGCTGAAGCCTGAAATACGGCAGGTGCGGAATGCTCACAGGCTCCAGTACGTTGCCATCGGCACCGGTCTGACACACAAGGGGCGTGGCGTCTACGTACAGAGCGCCGCTACCGTCAGCGGCACGCTCGACCACGTCAACGCGAACGGGGATCGCGGTACTCACCATCTGTTTGACGATTGAACGCGTGAAAAATTCCTGCGCATTGAGTTCCGACCCTAAAGACGATACCCGCGCATTAGTTTTAAGCTCAGTCATCTGTCAACCCAAGTTCCTGCGATCTCTGTTCGCCACGCGCCGCCGTTCGGCAGGTTGGCGGCTATGTCGTGCGTCACGCTGTAGATTTTCCAAACACCCGTGGCACGAGGCATCGAGCTTTCAATACGACACAATCCGCAGACCATCAGGACGGGATTAAACAAGCACACCGCCCGAATGCCTAGCGAGTCGAAGCTAGGATATCCGATTTCCCCTGTCTGCGGGTTAATGACGTCAATGGCCACAGCCTCCCCGCGCGAACTGTCGGGGCCGACCAGCACCATCTTTTGATCGTCAATAACGAGATCGGCGCCGATTGTGTCGGCTACCCATTTGCTTTTGGTGATCGGGTCGCCGTTAATCGTGCAGTTCGTCAGGCTCGACGTGATGCCTGCCGATTCGTATTGCAATCCCGCCTCACCTGCAAAAGCCTGCATCAGGCTATCCACAGTCTGCTCACCCTTGACCGCCACAGGAGGCGAGGGAATCAGCTTCGGATAGGCCGCTGAAATGGCCTCAAGGCGCATCACGGGAGACGGTGCCGCATTCATGTCCGGCGCCGCGTTCATGATCTCGCCTTGAAAGACAACTGAAAGCTCGCGCCCCTCTTCGCCTGCGGCAATCTCAAGCACGTTCCGGCGCAACGATAGCGCGTCAAAAGACAGCATCGTGAGCTGCGTCATTTGATCCTGCGACAGGCCCCAAATCGCTACCTGGGCTTTAGGAAGTTCGGGCGCCCCCTGCTTCTGAATCCGAACAGCTATCGCGTTCTGCGTGAACGTCATCTGTGAGCCGCTCGCGCCGCCGTCGTCCATCGTGATGCTGATGCGGATAACCTTTTGCGTGTAGCTACTCATTGGCCGCCTCGTAGACCAAAATCCAACGGTCGCCCAGTCCGCCGTACTGCGGGCGGTCATTGCCCTGCGTGTCAACCCAGTAAAGCATGGTCCGGGCTACGGTCTGCGCGAAAGGGATCACGCGCCCGCGCGCCAGCGCCAGCGCGTTATCAACAACCCGCACGCCGTCAACCATCAACGACGTATAAATAAATGCCCCGTTTTGGCGTACCGTGACACGGTAGTTCTGCCCGTTAACGACCGCGCTCACCGTCTGAAACGGCACGGCCGAAAGAGGAATTTCCATCCAGCTCATAAAAGGCCCTCGGCAAGTTTTGCGGCCAGCGTCTTCGGTTGCACCTTCCCGCCGCTCACTTCGTCCGCGCTCGTCGGGTTCTGCGGCGACCATACGACCTTGCGCGTGCCGGTCTGCACCGCTCGAATCGTAATAAAGCCAAGTTCGAGGATCAAAGAGCTTGCATTCTGCGTTACCGATCGCGACTGGCTGATTGTCTCAAGCGCGAGATTTTCGACAACGAAATACGGCGTCACGAGTTTGCAAAGTGAGTCGGTACCAATGGCCTGCTTCAGACTCCGAAGCGCATTGAGGGCCTGCGTCTGCGTCGCTGGATCGCCGTCAAGAGCAAGCGATATCGACACGGCATCAGGTGCCTGCACCTTGTTATAGGCCGCAAGATTGCCGCCCTCTAAAGGCTCCGTAAGCACGCGGGCGGCCTCGGCTAGCGAGCAGGACACGATGCCGACGTAATCGCAAATAGGTCGATCAGAAGCGTTCAGAATCGCCCATGTTGAGAAGTCTTGAGCCATTCAGTCCCCTCACTTCAAATTGACGCCGCGCGTCGACTGTCCAATAAGTTCAGCCTGACGGTTGAAACCGCCGGTGACCGTGGCGCCGATGGCTCGGCTGATGGCCTGCGCGTTGTCTCTTGTCTCGATGTTGTTCACGACATTCATGCTTGCGTTAGTGACCACGTTGGGGGCGGCGGCCTTGTATGCCGCCTGCTTCACAACGACAATCTCACGCTCGCGGGTGCTCGTGGGCTGGTCCTTCTTCTCCTCTTCGGCCTTGTCGCCGCTAAAGCCGAGGAATTTCCCGATGCCCCCAAACAGCCCCTTTATGGGTTCGCCAATCTTCTTTTTAATGAGATCGGCGGCGTTGTCGAACCACCCTTTAAGCGTCTGCCATGCCGTCTTCAGCGCCTCAATGATCGTATCCGGGATAGCCGTAAAGACTGAGGCTATTTCCTTGCCGATCTTTTTCGCCGTCCGCCAAAGCGTAATAAAGCCGATAACAACGCCGTTAATGGCGGCCACCAGCCCGACGATAACGACCGACACGGCCTTAAAAACAAGCGTCAGGGCGTCACCAAGAAGCGGCTTGACCTTATCCCACAGCCATGAAAAGCCCTCGCCGAGCGTCTTCAAACTCTCGCGAAACTCTTCGATGTCGGCGGCACCGGCTCCCATCTTCTTGAGCATTCGCTCAAAAAGACTGTCGGTGCCTTGGGCGAACCCAATCAGGTCGTCAATAGCGAGCACCAGGGCCGCCACGCCTGCCGCGATTACCGTCACCGGCAGGGCCGCAATCTTGACGGCCATCCCGAAGGCTCGCACGGCAAGAATAGCTTTCTTAATCGCATTCAGGTTTTTACGCCCAAACACAAGCCCGAAGCCGACAGCTAGCAGGGCGAAGGCGCGGGCGTTCTCGCGGATAATCCCGACGAGGGCGCTCAGGCCGTCAAGCAGCCTTGTCACGCCCGGGAGCACCAGCCGCACGAACACATTGCCGATGTCTTGCGCCGCAATCTTGAAATCCATCCACGCGACTTTGAACGCGCGGGCGTTTCGACTGTCCTGCGCGGTAAACGCCGTCTTTCGGTACTTCGCCATTAAGGCGTCGAGCGCCTTTTGCCCTTGCAGGAAAATGGGAATAGCATCGAGCGCCACGCCCTGCGCCTGCAAAAAGCGCTGAGCCGCGCCGCGACTCATGCCCTCGACTTTGCTCGCAAGCTGAAAGACTTCTTCCGCCGGTCGACCGGTCTGCTGGAAATAAGTCTTCATCGAGGCAAAGATTGATTCGGCAGAACCCCCGGCGGCCTCTGCGGCCTTCCCGAATGCGTCAAGCTCGCGCACCGACACGCCGAGTTGCGTCGACAGCCTCGCAAGCGATTCCGACTTATCGACATAGTTGCCGAACGTCTCGGCGCCACCGGCCACAAGTCCGAAGGTTGCGGCCAGCAGTCCGAGCTTTGAGCGCACCAGCTCGATGGCGGGCGCAGCTCCATTGAATGAATCGGAGATAGCTGAGGCGGCTTTTTTCGACGCTTCTCCGAGCTTTTTAACGCGTTCGCCTGCACGCGAGAAAGAGAGCGCAGAAACGGCGCCCGAGTCTTTCGACTCCGTGCCGACCGCTTCAAATTGCTCCTTTGCCTTTGTCGCAAAGCTCTCGACCTTCCCACGAACGGCATCAACGCCCTTGGCGAACTCCTTCGCGTCAAGCCCGATGGAAATCAGTAATTCGTCAATGACAGACATCAATCATCCCTGCGGCTTGCAAGCCATTCATGGTAGTTCTGCAAAGTCAAAACCTCGTCTAGGTCATAGACGTCTTGCAGGCTGTAATAGGTTTGAACCTCCCGCAGGCTCGCGAGCCGCGAGGAAACGGCACGACCGCAAACCGGCGGGAGATTCGCTAGTGCCGACGTTCCTTTGACCTTTAAGAGGTCAGAACGCCACGCATCGTGGTAAGGAAGTTCGAGAACCCGCCTTTGCCGAAAAAACCGAAATTCGCCTGCACTGCCGCCGCCTTCAGAAGAAAAACGGTCGTCGGGTAGTCGATCTTCCCGTCAAGTGTGTCGGCGTCAACCGGAATGGTCGCCCCGCCCTGCACGATCTCACAGCACGAAAGCAGCTCATCCCAAAGCGGCGCAACCTTGTCATAGTCGACGGTAGAAAGCGCCTTGACGATCTCCGTCGCGTCGGCGTCTTTCGTCAAAGACGACAGGCCGCCGCCCAGCGCGAACGCCGCACGGATCAGCCAACGTTCTGCCTTAAGGGCGGACATCGGCTTAATCCTGAACGTGATTTTGCGCTCACCGTCTTGGAGTGTGATGGTCTTGGCTTCGCGCATTACTGGCAGTCCTCAAACGTCATTTGAACCGTCACCGGGTCCTGCACGCGGTTGGCCGCAGGCATCGGCATCATCTGAGTAAAGACGCCATTGACGAACTGATAGGTGCGGTCAGTCGCCGGGTAGTACACGGTCAGCTCGACGCCAAGCGGCGTTTTAAGAGACTTCTGCAAAGCCTGAGCCTCGCGCAGATAAGCAATCGCGGGCGCGGTCGGCTGAAGCGTCAGATTGACCACATAGGGATTCGGCGTGTAGCCCTTGACCAAATGGCCATCGAGCGTCATGTCCGCCTGCACTTCCTGCACGGCGTCGGCAGCAATACCGGCATCCGTCGAGAACTGCGTCAGCTGAATACCTGACGGGCAGACGTTTTCAATCTTGAGCCATGCGACTACGTTCGCTGAGGTCTTGTTATTGAACGGCATTTATATGCTCCAAAAAAGGCCGCTCCGAAAGGCGGCCATGTGACGTTTACAGGACTGCGGTTACCGGCAGGTCGACCTTCTGAATCGAACCGCCGTAGGCGTAATAAAGCTGTGAGATCGGAGCGCCGCGCTGAGCGCGAACGGAGGCGCCGGGGTCGAGAACCTGCAAGAAATATCCCTTGCTTTGCAGTTCACGCGGTGCCTCTTCGTTGCCCGTTTCCTGCATGATCTGCGCTTTCTGACTGTCGCTCAGGCTGATACCGGCGTCAATGACGCCCGCATTTAATGCCTGCGTGATCGGGTCTTGGCACCACGATTTCAGCATTGTGAAGCCCGTGGCGTTGTAGGGCGCACGGTTGACCGTCGCAAACCCCTTCATAATCGAGGTCTGCAACTTCGAGCGAAGCCAAATCGAGCCAATCAGCGTGTCATAAAACCCGTACATAGCCGGGTTGCAAAGGGCGCCGCGATTCGTGAACTGGAACTGATCATTACGCGTGGCGAACTGGCCGATATAAGAGACGGCGAGAGCGTCAAGCGCCTGAGCTTCCTGCTCGGTCGTCACCGTCGGCGTCAGGCCGCTTGCGGTCTTGCCAAAGATGACCTTCATGCCCTGCGTCGCATCCCATTTGATCGTAGCAGGGTAGGCCACGGCAAAAGCCGCCGTCACGTAGTCCTGAGCGTAGATCGGGAAGGTGCAGTTATAGCGACCCTTCAGGGCGTAGGCGATCGTAGATTCCTGCGTGAGGGTGTTCGTCATCTTCGTGTCACTCGACCAGAAGACATACACAAAATCGTCTTCGATATCGGCCCACGCGGCATAGGCTTCGGCCTCGGCCTTTTCAGTGACTTCCCACAAGGTCGTGAACTGCGCCCAGTTGGACGTGACGGAGCGGACGGCGTCAAGCGTAGCCGCTTCGGTCTGAGCCGTTGCGCCCTGAGACAGGACGGCGCCCGCCGCCTGCGTCAGGTTGAGTTTCGCAGACAGGTCGGTCCCTGCGGCACCCGCCGAGGCATAGCCTACAGTCGAGGTGGCGCCCTTCGTCGAAGAAGTGAAGGTAAATGTCTGAGTGTTCGAATCGTAAGAGCCGGTGCATCCGGTCAGGGCCGTCGCAATCTTCGAAGCAACATCCGAGAGAGACGTGGCCTCCGAGAGGTCAACCGTTGCGGCGGTCTTTTCTGCGCCGTCAATCGTGAGCTTCATAGCACCGTCCTTAATGGCCTTGAAGGCGTCCAAGTCGGCGGAAACCCGGGCGCCGCGAATCCACGCCGCGCAATCTTCATTGATGCGGCGACCGATCACGAGCGCAGTCGGTGCCTTCTGCTGATTCGTCAGGCCCGTGAAATACTGCTGAGAAAAGCGAGCTTCGTCGGAGTCCGGACCGAAGAAATCGGACACAGCGGAGGCCGAGGCGAAGGCAACGGCCGGGGCACCGGTCGGGAGCAGTGCGCTCTTTGTGAGCGCCATGCCGTTCGTTTCAAGATCGGAAGCGCCCGCGCTGATGGTGCGCGGCGTGATCGCGACAAGATAACCAGCTGGAATTGACATTTTTTACCTCATGGTTTGTATTTCGTGTCGACGTTTATCACATCGACAATTGCTGTTTTGAAAAAATCCTGCGCGAGTTTCACGCGCTTCCAATAGCCCAAGTGCAGAACGAGAGTCCACCGGCTCACGTACTGTTTGGAATCCATTACGGCGGTCAGGTTCTGAACGCCATCGGCAAATAAACAGTCAATGCCGAACGCTAAGAAGTGCTGCACGCCGAAATCAGAACGCGCGACCGTCTCAAAGGTCTGCGCACGCTCCAATGCGTCGAATATGTTCGTTGAGTAGACGTCGATCTGAATGTCTAGATTGACGTACTCGGCAAGCTCCATGACCTCCTCGCCGTCGGGCTTCCAGCTCTCAATGTTCGAGCCGCTTCGTGACTGGCGAATCGGGGTGACGATGCAGAAGTCATTGCCGTCCTTCGGGAGCGTTCTATTGTTGCCGAACCCGTCAATGACGTGCATCTCGTCGGACAGTTCCGGCGCCGCGAAGTTGTAGCAGAACTTAATGCACGCGTTCAGTATGTCGGCCTGCGATATGTCTTTAACTGCCGCCATCGGTTGGCTCCTTTACTTTGAAGCGCGGCGGCACCGTCTGCAAAACGGCCTGCACGCATACCCATCCTTCATGCGTGAAATCCTCTATGACGGCGTCGACAAGCCAAAAGGCGCCGCGATCGTCCTTGAGCAAATCCCCTGACCTGCCGAGCGGGCGCCACGACGCCCACGGGCGCGAAGAAGCGTCATCCGTCGCGCGGAGGTATACCCTGCGGACGGTTGTCGCCTCGTTGATGCGCTCGGTCTTAATGACCTCGTCGGCCTTGATGCTCTGCCATTGGCCAAGCACCGGCACCGGCCCAGCGAATACGGGGAGCAAGTCCCCGCGCTCTCCGCGCTCCTGCTCACCCGTCATCGTGTAAAGCTCGGCGGGAAGATCGCGGGCAACGGCGGTTATCGCGCCCCGCACCACAGCGTGCAAATTCATTTCTTCCGTACCTCGCTACTAATCGACCTGATCAGTGATGTCGTGTCAATCAAGGGTGCCGCCGGGTTCTCCCTGCGCTTTCGCTCCTTGGCTTCAATCGTCTCGGGTGAAAGCGGTGCAAAGTCGCCACGCTTAATCGTCGCGACGATGTCCGCACGCATCACGCGGCCGACGACGCCTAACACCTCCTCGGCTCTTCTTAGGCCCCGGCGCTTCACGCCCATGGCGAGCTGCTCACGCCACTCCTTTTTGTGGCCCTCGACTGTTTGCCGAAGGAATGGACGCGCAGGCATCTTTGATGTTCCGTATTCAAGCGCCATCCCATAAGCGGCCACGCTCTCTCCCGTGTCGGAATTCGTGGCGCCCCGCAGCACCCCCGCGACGGCTTCTAGCTTGGCCCTATGAGCGGCCTTCGCCAGCTCTTTCAAGCCGCCTTTTGAGTAGACGACTTTGACGCGCATTTAACCACCCATATAGATATGCTGGACGCCGAAATAAAGCGGCCCTTGTGCGTAGCGCTTGAGAATCACCCACGCTTGCGCGCCGCACTTCGTCGAGTTCCACCACGCGGGATTGGAGGCATCAACCATGCCGCCAAACCCGGCACTAACGGAGCCTTCGCCCGCGGTCTGCAACGGCCCCGCCTGCTGATCGCCCCAAATGTAGGACTGCGTGGCAATGTGGCAGGTCAAGAGGGTGAGAACAACCGCCCGCGTCTTAATGGGCGGCTGTGCATCGGGATCGTAAGGAATCGCGCTGTCGTCGTCGTTGCCGATCAGCTCCACCGCCTGATCAAAGCACGCCTCTAACATTTCATCAGTAAAGCGCGTGATGTCGCTAAATGCGGGGTATACCTTTCGGAAGGTCTCGGGATCGAACACGACGGCAGTCATTGCGTTATTCCTTCGTTAAATTCTTTTGAGGCATCGGGTCATCGCCCGTTTTCTCATCGGCGTGGTCAATCGCGAAATTTAAGCCCTGCGCCTCGCTCTTCTTTTCCTTGATGCGGCCGGATGCGAACCACGGGCCATAGGCTTGACCGAGTTCGGCCTTAACCTGCTCCCACAGTGCGCGGTCGACAACCGTCACGCCGTAACCACCGGCGGGCAGTGCGCCGCCCGAGGCGTTCGCGAGATATACGCCGTTGCCGTTGATGGTGACGCTCTTGCCGTTACTCAGCGTGAATTTCTGCGAGACACGGGAGCGAAAGAGGATCGTGACGGTATCGGACGTCTTGGCAGTGTTGCCGACGCTCACCGTGGCGCCGTCTTCGCTGATAACCTTGACTTTCGGAGCGCCCGGAGCGCGCTTCACTTTAGTTTCCTGATTGGCCATTTTTTGTGTTTCCTTAAACATTGAACGGGGAGAGCGTCAGCCCTCCCCGAAGGCATTCGATCAATTTGACAATGTTGCCAAATTGATCCGGTCCTTAGGGCTTCTGAATACCCGTCATCGTCGCAACAGCGAACGGACGGAACAGCAGACAGCCGGTAGTAGACGAGGCCCACTTCTGCGACATGGAGGAGTGCTCGACGAGAACCGGATAGGTCTTGAGTTTTTCAAGGAAGCCGAATTTCGCAGTCGGCTTGCCGGCGATATCCGTCGCAATCAGCATCGCTTTGCATACGCCCGTGTCATCCTGCAACTGCGGGAGAGAAATAATCTCAAGGCCCGGGAAGAAGCCCTTAAGGGTCTGCAAAACCGGCGCCACACCGAGCGTCGTCGTCTTGGCCAACTGACCCATAATAGACGGCGGCACCACCAGTTTGAGCTTACTGTTAAAGGTCACATACCCGTTGGACGCGGCGGCGATCTGATTGAACATCGAAAGGATGTCATTGTAGATTTCGTTCGCGTCCTTGTCGGCCCATGCCGTCTTATCCGTGCGGACGGTAGCGGGCGACAGGGCGGCGGGCAGTGCGGGGTCGTTCAGCAGGCCATAAATGGACATACCGGCCACGCCAAACAGATTGTAGTTATTGGCGTCGATTTCGATCGCGGTTGCCGCGGCGCGCTGTTTTTCAGACAGCAGATTGATCTTCTGAGCCGTCGCAATATCTTCTTCCAAGTCGCCGATCTGGATGAAGGTCTGGAACTTGTAAGTCTCGCGGGTCACCTGCTCGATGTTGGCTTCAGACAGCAGGCCGCGACCGTAGTCGCTGTATGCCGTCGTCTGACCAACGTACTCAACAGCCGGGAACATCGTCTGAGCGTCCTTCCAGTCGCCGCGCTTTTCTTCGGAGAAAATTTCCGTTGAGTTGCGGGGAGCCTGAAGAATTTCGACAATCTCAGGGCTATAGTACGTTGCAAAGAGAGCGGGGGTCTGCACGTTGGCGACGGTCTGCAAAGCAGCGTCCATCGCGATATCGGCAGTGCCGTTCTGAGTCGGAAGAAAACGCCCGTTGCCTTTGCACAGGTCAAAGCCAAGGCGCTCCATGGTTTCACTTCGTGCCATTTCTAATCCACCTTTCAAAAAAGATTAAGCCGCGGCCATCGGGGGCACGACATTGGGCTGCTGGTTGCTGATCAGGATAAGGGACTTTGCTTCCGTGCCCAGCACATTCTCAACAACGAAATTCGTCATTGTGAAGCCTTCCTTCTTGGCGGCGCCCGTCTGCGTCGTGACAGAACCGTCAGTCTGAGAGACGAGAACGAAATCACCCACCTTGGCCTGCGCGTTCTGCGCGACAACCCAAAACTTGCCGTTCGTGGCGATCTGCGCGAAAGCACCCTTAGGAATGACCATCGCATTTGCGGCAGTCACTTCGCCCGTGATGTACTGGCGGGTATAAACGACGATACCGCGCAGAATGCCGGTACCGGCCTTATTGACCTTCGTCCCGGCGTCTGTGCCGTCGGCGAAGCAGAAATTACCAACCGTCAAATCAGAGGCGGCCTGATAGGTCTGCGCTGTGTAGTGCGTTTCGACAACGCTCGCGGGCATACCCGCAATCGCGGGGGCAAGCCCCACATTTACTTTGGACTGGAGAGCCATTTGCCCTTCTCCTTATCGAATGAACTGCTTCAAAAAATCTTCGTCGCTCTTGGGCGCCGAATCCATTGCACCGCTCGGGGCGGCGGTCTTGACCGACTGCAAAGCGGCGAAAACGTGCTTAGCGGCGCTTGCGGGGACGTTCTTGACGCCCATCGCCTTGACGGCGTCGAGATAGATTGCGTCGGCGCTGTCGTAAGCCATCGGGTCGACGTTGCCCAGCACGGACTTAACATCGGTCGCCGCGCGGTACTGAGCAGACAACTGCCCGCGCACCGTCTTGGCAATCATGGCCGCGTCCATGGCGCCGCCTTCGGACTTCTCTTCGCCCGCGTCTTCGTCTTCGGCTTTGCCCTCGTCGTTGGGCTCGTCGGCGTCTTCGGCGCCTTCGGGCTTGGCAGGCTCTTCGTCGCGCGTGCCTTCGGTTTCCTGCTTGGCTTCCTCGGCCTCGCTTTCCTCGAACTTCGCGTGAGATTCGGCAAAAGCTCGCACAAGTGCGTCCTTCTGCTCGGGCGTCAGGTCAACGCCTGACTCGTCGATAGTCTTGCGTGCAAACTCCGTGAAGTCATCGCACGCCCCGTCAACCTTTGTTTCTTCACTCATGGTGATCCCTCTAGGTTTTTCGTCAGAGACATAGCAGTAGGGAGCTCTACCCTCGTGAACAAGTGCCACGTGATTGCAAGCGAGCTCGCGCATCACGAAGTCATAGGCAAGCCCGTCCGGAGTCTCCCCGGGCGTGAAATCGGGCTTATATCGGTATCCACAACTGAGGTCACGCAGTGTGCCGTCCTCAATCGCGGAAATTGCTTTTTCATCCCAAACGCTGAGCGCGTTGGTAATGTATGGCGGCTCCCACTTCGCGCTGGTGCCAACGGTGCCGACGCGTAACTCCTTGTTAGGGTGCTCCGCGCTATCGAACTTGTGCTCGATCAAAAGCGGCACGCCGTTGAATGTCGATAGTGCCGCCTTGAGTTCGTCAGGGTTACGCCAGCCGTAATAGATTCGGTCAGGGTCTAACTGCCGTTCTTCCCAGCCGGGAATCTCGCGCCCGTAGTAAGGCGCCACGTGGTCGCGTGTTAAATTCGATGTCTTGACCTGCAAAAAGCCGTTTTTGTCGCGCGTCCGCGCAGACTCCATAACGACTTTCTCGTCAAGCGCTAAGAGTTCTTTTTCCATAGCTTTCTACTCAGCACAGGGCGATACGTGCACTGACATCCGGGCAGCTCGCCCGGTAGCACATAACGCCCGACCTCGCGGTCGTACATTCCTTTGTTGATGTCGAACTTTTTGCCGTCCATGGCCCGGTGCGTCTCGCGGCTCATGTATTTCCCGGGAACATGAATCCATTCGCCCTGCTCTACGCCAACCTCAAGATCATTCGCGCGGCACAGGGCCTCAGTCGCCTTGTTGCACTGATCGCGGGCAATAAAGTCCGCGCGGCGCTGAGTGATGTCGTATCGCTTGGATAGTTCGGACTTAAGCCCCGCCACGTCTCGCCCGTCGGTCACGGCCCGCATTACTAGCCCTTCGACCTCTTGCAGGTATCGGGAACTGATGGACTTAATGAGCGACGTGTTGGCGTTCACAAGTGCGTCAAAAGCGTCTTGCGAAATCTGCCCCTTGTCAAAACGCAGGTCGAACGCCTCAAACCCCGAAGCCCGTAGCGCTGAGTTCTGCGCCCGGTCGACGTGGTCGCGCGTCTTCCGCACGAACCAGTCCGCCGTGTCTTCGGCAAATTCCCGCGTGCTTTCCTCCCACTTCTTTCGCATTCGATCAATGATCTTTTGCAAGCGCTCAGCGGGGGACTCACCCTTAGCGTCTTTCGCAATCTGAGGCTCGACCTTGCGATATAGCCCCTCAAGCTCTTTGGCGACGTCTTGCGCCATCTGACGCACAAGCGCCCGCAGCTTCCCGGCGTACGCCTTCCGTAGCCCTGCATTAGGCCGCACGGCTCGTATGCGTACGTCAGTAGACTGCGCCCGCCTTGTCGATGTCATCGCGCTCCTCCGTGCTCGTACTGCTCATCTGGCCAAACGGGTCCTCAGGCGCCCCCGGGGCTTCACCCTCAAGGTCGCCATACGGATGGTCCTTGGCATTACTCAACGCCGCGCGGACCTCGTCCTCCGAGAGGACGCCACGGTCAAGGTAGACGGCGGCCGTGTCGGCCATCATCTTTTTGACCTCTGCCGTCGTGCGCTCGTCGTCTTCGTCGAGTGAGCAGAATTCGAAGCTCAGACTAGGATCAATGTCGCCGAAAAGATTGATCTGAAGAATGCGCAGAATCTCCTCAAGCGGGCGCCGCAAAATCTTCTCCTGCCGCGTAGAGATTAAGTCGGCCTGCAACTTAATATCGCTCTCGCCCGTGGCGTTAAATCCCGACGGCGACAGCCCCAGCGTCTTAACTACGCCGCTTTGGTTGACCGACACGACGAACTCAAGCGACTGGCGCACGATATCGGTCAGGCCGGTAATCGGCGTGTTGACCTGTACAAAGTCCTCTTTGTCCTTGTCAAGGAGGCCCACACCGCTATTGTCGCGGAACTTCGCGAAGAACTTCACGCGGTCGCTAACGGGTTGCCACGACTTGCGAGCAAAGAGCTGAGCGCCCAAGTCGGTTTTAATGAAGCTCGTCGAGAACTTTGTTAGAAGCGTATTCACTTCCTCGCGGTTCTTGCGAAAGTGCGTCACGTAGTCCGAAAGTAACTGAGCCTGCGCGATCCCGAAGAAGTTGTACGACGGCTTGAGTAAGTCCGGCACCTCGTTTTCAACGAGGCGGATCAGGCGCGACGTATGCACCGCAGTTCCCATGATGTAGAACACGGCGGGCTTGTAAAAATCTTCTTTGAGCGGGTCGGACGCGTTAAAGCTCTGCGGCGTCGTAAAGATCGGATCAATCACGCGGAACGCGACGCGGTCTTTAAGCTCAGTCGAGCGTGCTGTCTTGTTAAGCACTTCGTCCGGCTTGGCGTGCCCTGTGTCGATAAACACGAAGGCGCCACCCATCATGCCCATTGTCGTGAGCGCCTTGTAAAGCGTATCGCGCAGACCAATGCGGTCGATCTCTTCTTCTAGTGCCTTCTTGCGCTTGTCGTCGTCACACTTGATTTCAATCCACGCCCGCAACATTTCATCGGTGCGTGTTTGAATGCACAAGCGAATGAGCGCGTCCTGCGAAAGCTGTTGCAGAACGCCGTAGCCAACAAAGCTGACAAGGCTTGAGATCGCAGACCATTCGAACTTGGGCACAATGCCGCCCGCAAAAGCCGCGTCCATGGCGCCGTCAAGTTTTTTATAGTGCGCTTTCGACCCTGCGAGTGACCGTGCGGGCTTGAGTAGTTCGCGAATGTCCTTTTCCTGCGGAATAGCGTCGACAACCGTCGCGGTGCCGTCGTAGTTTCCAGCGACCTCAAAGCCAGAGGTCAGGCGTTTCGTCTTCCGAGATTTTGAAGCCATAGCCTCGTGCCTTTATGTAGTCGGATAGGCTATACCTAATTCCGTCAATCGAATGGTTGTTTTTGTCTAAGACGACCGGCAGAACCTCGCCAGTCAGTCTGTCCGTTTTGTACGAGTACAGACGGAACTCGTCCGCAGTATGCACGCACCGCGGGTCGATAACGACCTTGTCGAAGCTGCGGATAAAGTTAATGCCTTCCTCGATGCTATCAGGCCATTTCTCAGCGCCCTCGATGTTGAATCCGTGGCGCTTCAAATAGCTGATAGTCTCAGGCCGAGCGCAGTCCGCCTTAATTGGCCATTTCGTCGACTCCGGAACCGAGCGATACAGCTGAGGCAACTCGTCGATTTCAACACCGACGCCATACGCCTCATAGTCAATATAGAGTCGGTTATCCAAAATGAAGCACCGAACAAGCGTCGACGGATCACGCGCAAAACCGAAGTCGGCGCCGAAAAACAGCCGATCGGCCTGTTGCCAAAGGTTCTCCGGAATCGCCTCGACGACGTACTTGCCTCGGAAAATCTGCGCCCCGCTGATGGTGAGCGGGAAGCCTTCCCAAATGTGGAGATACTTCTCGTAATCGTTCGCCTTGTCCCATTCCATCTGCTCGCGCAAGACTTCGGGGAAATACGGGTTGTCCGTGTAATTGACCTTGCGAACGTAGGCGCCCGGCGGCGGTGCCTCTAGAAAATCGTTCGTTGGGTCGTCTACCGTGAGCGGGTTGAACGTTAGCCACAACTCAGACCCGGGTTTGCGAATGGTCGGAATCAGCACGTCCCACGACTTTCGCGAAACGGATGACGCCTCCTCAATCCAGCAGATATCAATGCCTTCCTTTGACCTAATCGAGTTCTCATTGCGCAACAGGCCGGAGAAGATAAAGCGGCTACCGGTGCGCCTATGCTCAATCTCCGACTCTTTGAAGTCGAAGCGGTCAAAGAGGCCCATGCGCTCGGCGGTGTCTTTCAGCGTCTGATACGACGAGTCGCGGATTGAGTTCTGCACCTCACGGCAGCACAAAATGCGCACCCGACCGAAGTCGGCCATGGCGATAAGCGCGCGTGCGACTGCCCAGCTCTTGCCACTGCCTCGGCCTCCGTAGAAAACCTTGTATCGGTGCGGCCTGTACAGTTCCGCGAAGGGGTCGGCGCTTCCGGTTGTCATTACTTTTTACCGCGTGCCAGCGCGTTATAAATATCCTGCAAACCCTCAGGCGGTTTCTCGGTTGTCGTCATTTCGCCTTCGAGGCGCTGAGTTTCCTTCCAGCCGCATCGAGCCTTTAAGTAAAAGATGATGGACGCCGTATCGCCTGATGCGATCTTCTCCATGAGCTTGCTACCGACGAAAAGATTTGCCTTGGCCCGACCTCTTTTTATCGCTTGCGCAAACTGTTCATTCTCTTGCTTCCGCCTTCTCAGCGTGCAGTAGGAAACACCGAGCGCCAGCGCAATATCCTCCTCGGAACTGCAAATACGGGCGGCCTGCTCAACCTTTTCAAGGTCGATCGGTATTCGATACCCTTTATTTGAGCCCATGTCTTTCTCCTATGGCTGATGCGTCTGCGCCGGGCATTCGATCATCGCACCGCAAGGTACTTATGCACCTGTACGGACACGCGCCAGTCGTTTGCCATAGCGGTCTCGACACAGAGTTTAGTAGCCTCGGCCCCCTGAGAAATCGGCTGAAGATAGATCAATGCGCCCGGGGCGTGGCTCAGGCAGTTTCGCAACTGGTCGATTTCCTTTTGCGTCGCCACAGCCATTTTAATTTCGTTGGCTCGGGCAAGTGCTTCGGGGAGCACCTTTCGCCCGCCCGCTTGGTCGATCTTAGGGCTAACAGTGACCCAAACGGTCTTACTGATGCTGCCGATTGGCTCGGTGCCGCTTGTTTCGATTTGAACCGTGCGCCCCTGCTTTTCCAGTAAGTCGCAAAGCGGCGCGAGATCAAACAGACAGGGTTCGCCGCCCGTCATTACAACGTGCTTTATCTTCGGGAACTTCTCGGCGATCGTCGCCGCCAGCTCCTCCGCCGTCGTGGTCGCGTAATGGGCGCAGTCCGCTTTTTGCAGAGCGAAGCTCAAAGGCTTGTCGTTCGGCTCCCCGAGCTTCCATGTGTGTTTGGTGTCGCAGAAGGAGCACTGACATTTGCACCCCTGAAATCGGGTAAACAACACCCCGTCTGAAGACGGGGGCTTTATTGTAACCGCATCACACGGCCCAACATAAGGCTGGTTTACATCAGCCCCTGTGCTGACAGCTGTCGGCACAGACCCTGCAGGTTGCGGCTCGCATTCAAGTCGCTGTGCGCAAGGTGACCACATTGGCTGCAGCGGAACCCGTGCTTATGGCGTTTGCCCGGTGCCCCGCACTGTGAGCATGTCTGGCTTGTATAGCGCGGATCCAGGAAAACACACCGGATTCCAGCGGCTGCCGCTTTGTAAACAATCATCTCCTGCAACTCACGGAAAGACCAGCGGTGCAGTCGGCTTCTGATGCGTTTCCCGGCCTTGATGTGATCCCGGATATGCGTCAGGTCTTCCAGGGCGATTAACTTGATACCCCGCTTTACGGCTTCCTGCACAATCTCTTTGCTTACAACGTTATTGACATGCGTCACATGGCGTCTTTCTCGGCCTGAGGCTTTTTTCAGGTGCTGTCTGGCACTCTGAGAGCCGTTGCGCTGAAGACGCTTTCTCTGACTCATATATCGGTCTCTTTTATCCTTTAATGCTCCTGCTTTCCAAATACGGCCCGTGCTGACGGCCGCAATATTGTTCTCGCCGACATCAATACCCATGATCTCGTCGGCTTTCAGATTCTTTAAATGCTCTTCGCCCGAACAACCTTGGGACTCCACTGCGATGTGAAGCTCCCAAAACGCTTCTTTCCGGCCTCTCCGGGGATGCAGAACAAGGTTGCACTCCTTACGCTTTCCCGAAGCCAGCAACTCTTTTTGAAAAGGGCCGGGGCACAGACGTGCCCGAATCCGACCGCTGATGGTTGAAATTGAAACAGTGCCGTCAGGGAAAAATGTCAGCGTGTTCTTGTCGACGTGAACCGAGGGGTGCCTGAACACCAGCGTCTTGAGCTTCTTGTCCTCACTTTTGAGCTGTGCCGGATGATTGGCAAGCTCCGTCTTGTAAGCTGCCGACACCGAGCGGATGACGTTACAGGCATACTGGCTGCCGAGATCCGGAAATTTTGCCTTGATCTTGTCATAAACTGCGTGATGCAGCGTGAAACGTTGCCAGAGCCTCTTCGTGCGGTCCGCCGCTACTGTCGGAACTACAAAGTTACACACCTGCGCATAGAGTCTCTGCGTCGCTGCGAGCTTTTCGTGTGCTGCCGGATCGAGTAGTTCCAGCCGAACGCAGGCTGTGCGGACACACTTGCCGCTCCCCTCAACGCGTCTAACGCCGTCCGCGGATGTGTTCAGTCCTTTCGATGTAGCTTTTGATCGTTTCTGCACTGACACTGCCAGCTGTTCCGACGTAGTAAGAAGGCGACCAAAGATGGCCTGCCCAAAGTTCATTTTTGAGTTCCGGATGCCGCATCAGCAGCATCCTTGCACTGGCACCCTTCAATACTCTCACCGCGTCGGCAATGCTGACGGACGGCGGAAAACTGACAAACAGGTGCAGGTGATCCGGCTGAATCTCCAAAGAAAGTATCTCATACTTTCTTTCAGCGCATATGCTTTCAAGCAACTCACGCAGAGACTGCGCAACACCACCCCTGAGAACGGATTTCCTGTACTGGGGACACCATACCACATGGTAAGCTGTCTGATAGACGCAGTTTCTGCTGTGAACGATGTTTAGCATAGTGCGTATGGTACCAATTTTTTAAAATAAAAATTGCCGCGATTCCTCCTGCGGCTCAAGCCGCAGGTTTCCTCGCGGAAATTCTATGAATCTTTCTCCCTTTTGCGTGATTCATCACTCGGCGGACGATGGCTTTTCGGTTCTTGTTTCCGACCAGCCCGCCAAGGGCGACCACGTCCGAAGTCTCATAAAGTTCGTCGAGGCGGCTCAGGCTTTCATTATGCGTAAATACGGGAACTGGCGTAAAGCCTCGCTCAAGCATCTTTTCGTAGTTCCGAGCGGTCTTCTCCGGATCGCCCACCACATCAAGCTGGAAATAGCGCCACGGCTTGATAGGCATCGCCTCGATGAAGCGACAATAATCATCCAGCGTTATTACCTTTCCAGCGTTGTGCGCGGTAAACGCGCCCGAGTCAAGCAAAAACCGGTATGGCAGGGTTTGATTTTTCAGGACTTCAAATACATCCGGTTTACAGTACGGATAGGCAACAAGGAAATTAAGCCTAGGAGTATTCGTATCCAATTCCTGCTGCTTCCAGTGCATTCGTAATGACTTCCTTGGCCTGCGCCTCGTCTTCGGCGGCAATCTTCAGAACGATGCGGGAGCCGGTATCAGGCTCGCCATCCTCGTCTAATTCAGGGATATCAGAATCCCAGCCGTTCAGAACGTTGCCAATCTCGACCTCAGAAAATCCCGTATGGTCGAGGTCGTAGCCTTCAATCTTCAAATCCTCGAACTCGATTTTTAGAAGTTCGTCGTCCCAGCCTGCATCAAGGGCCATCTTGTTATCGGCAATGATGTAGGCGCGTTTCTGCACGTCGCTCAGCCCGTCCAGTTCGATAACCGGGACTTCACTCATGCCGAGCTTGCGGGCGGCGGCTAGACGGCCATGGCCCGCGATAATTCCGTTTTCCCCGTCGACAAGGATCGGATTTGTCCAGCCGAACTCCTTGATTGACCCGGCAATTCGGGCGACCTGATCGTCGGAATGCGTGCGGGCATTACGCGCATAAGGGATTAAGTCCTCGATGCGGCGGTAGGATACTTTCAGCTTGTCGGCCATAAAAAGAAGCCCCAGGGGTTACCTCCCTAGGGCCTAAACGGAGAACAATTCCGAATCCTACGGAGTTTCAGAATTTCAGAAAACCACCGGAAAGCAAGACGCTGTGATTCTTTCAGGTGCGAGAACGCAGGCCACAGCCTGCATTCCACCCGCTGACACACAGCTTCAAATTTTCCATGACGAATTATACAGGCCTCAGCCCTCAAAAGGCTAATTTGAAACGTACGAATTAACCGTACGGATTACGGCCCTCGGCTCGACATATGGCCGCCTGAATTTGTTCCAGCGCCTGCCTTAAACGCTCCTGAATCGTGCGCAGGTTGACGCTTAGAAGGCGCCCTAAAAGCGCCCTGTCTCGCACGCTGTAGACGTACCAAGCGAGTAGCAAATCTTTCGAGCGTGCGTCTTTTAGGCTCCGCCACGCGGCATCAATCAACCAGCCTTCTGCGTAGTCCCACTGCGTAAGCGCCCGGGCCTCGGCCTCCTCATCGTCCGGCCAGCGCCGCTGATCGCCCTTCCCGAACAGTTTCATATGCCGGTATAGCATCGTTTCAGCGTAATGCGGCCTGTCTTTGACGACGCGGCCCCAAATCTGCAAACGTTTGTCTAAGGCGGCGAAGTCGGTCGGGATTTGCAGGACGATATAGCGCGGCATTAGCGGGTGACCTCGTAAAGCGTTATGGCTGCCAAGGAAGAGCCGGAATATTGCTTTGTAGCGGTTTCTGAGCATATGCGCTTGTCATCGTCGTATGCGACGCCGTTTAGTGCGTCCTTGACGATCTTAAGCAGGTTGTCGCCGTCGGGCTTTTGGTCGTACGGCGCCAAGTCAGCGGCCTCGGTCCGGCGCTTTTTACTCCACGACTTCGGCGGCTCAAAGAAGAATGCGCACTTAATCGCAAGCGGCACCCCAACGCGCTTATGAACGCCCTGCGCCCTCATGGCCTCCATGCACGCGGCGCGGACTGCCGCCTCGTATCGCACGGTCTTTTCAGGCGTGTAGGCGAACCCTTTGCGGGTAAAGCGCGGGCGGGCCTTCCCGACCGGTTTCCCCTCGACGGTAAACCTCAGAATTTCAGTAAGCTGCATTGACGTCCTCCGGTCGCTGAGCATATCGCGCGACCTTCCGAGCGCTTACAAAGCGGCCGTATAGTTCTAACAAGAACGCCGGACCGTCGTCGATGTTCATCCGGACCAGCTTTCCGAAGGCGCGAAACGGCACCGGCTGAGCGGGCGTCGTGCGGAATTCGAGTAAAACGCGCTCGCCGTATTCCGGCAGGTTTTGCAAGCGTTCTTTCCGGCCCTTGGTGATCTCCTGCCACACCGTGAAATTTTGATTTGCGACCCTGATCATAGTCATGCCTTCACCTCGTCAAAACCATTTCCGTGACGTCGCGGAAATGGTATCCGTTACGCCGCCCCCAATGTGCGCGATTCTCTGAACTCGTCAACGATGGCCCGTGCCGCTTCCGGCGTAATTTCCGACTCATCGGACCAGCGCCCGGCGTCCTCAAGCTCTCCGGTCTTGCCCGCCTTCCCGACTCGGTATAGGTGCCAGTCTTTCGACGGAAAGAATTTAATAACGTACTTGCGCCCGGCCTCGTCCGTGACCTCAAACACTGTTTCAATGCTGTATCTCACCTTAGCCCCTTTGACGGTCACGCCCGCCTTCATGGGCAATGCTGCGTTCGTTTGCGCGTAATGCAGACTTGACGCGGTCGGCTACGCGTGCCATCCCGCCCGTTATCGTATCGTCATTGGCCTGCCTGATCTCGGAGCACGTGCAAAGCCGAATCAACGCTAGAAAGGTTTCCCGCGTGCCTTCACCGGCGACGATCTGCGTCAGCATCCGCCGCGCGTCGTAGGCGTCCATAATAAGCGCCGTTTCGCGCGTATCGTCCGCCGCCCGGCGCACGGCTTCGAGCAATAAGAGTTCTTCGTCAAAGTACCCTGATGGCACGTCATACGGCTCATCAAATCGCGGACTGGCGTTCATACCCGGCCCCCGAAAACAGACTTAAAAAATTTGTCGATCCTTTGACTTTCTGCGGTCTTGCAGGACTTCGGCGCCCCCTGCATCCATAAGGTGCGCACGGCCTGAGCGCGTTGGTCGTGAATCTGCCGATCAATGTCAGCGGCCAAATCGTCCAGCCCGGCGCGTCTTAGCGCGGTCACGAGGTCTACGGCCCTTTGGCCATGAATTTCGATTTTGTATGTTGTCATTATCTACTCACAATCTAATCACAAGGCAAATAAGTTGGCACGAGTCACATATTTATGACGACCCTGACCGCCGCCACAAAGAAACATACTGCCACGATGAATGTCGTCATACGAGCGAATAGCCCGCGCCCCGCGAGCTTTTCAACGTAAAAAAGAACAATCATCACATTGCCCAGCAACAAATAGAGGAGCGCAAGAACGTGGTCATTCATGCTTCAATCTCCTCAGCGCCGTAAGGCTTCGGGATGCTCCGCCATGCCTGCACGCTGTAACGGCTCCAGTCGCCCGCGAACCCTTTGCCCGATTCGAACGGCCTGACCTCCACGCTTAGATGCCCGGTCGGCCCCTTAAGCGTCACAAGGTAGCCACCGTCCTTTGTCGGGTGCGTCGCCGCGTCGGTTTTGTCGTAGCTATGCCATCCATCCGCTCCTCGGCTCTCTAGCGCTGATTCAAGGGCCTGCGCGACTTCCCGCAGCGTTCTTAACGCCGCAGTCAGTTTGTATTCAAGCACTCGCGGCGCCATTCTTTTCCTGTCAGTCATGTGTCATTCTCCTAGAGTTCGCGCCCGTCTAAACAATCAGCGGGCAGTGCGGCGTCGGGCAAAAGGCGCGGGAGCGCTCGTTCTGCGCTGGTGCAGAACACGGCGCCTCTCTTGTCAAACCACAGGGGCACAAGCCCCATGAAGTCGCCGTTTCGTTGTTTTGAAATCCGCAGGAGTGAGTCAGCTTCGTCCTGATCCTCGGTCGGCGTGAGTTCGCGCTGTTCTGCCAGTCGCTCCTTGTCAATGTTTCGGCGAATCAAAACGAGGTTGTCGATCTGGTCAACGATCGCAGACGACCCACGCACCGCGAATTTATCAATCTCGTCCTTCTCGCTTCCGCCTTTTCGGACGTGATGAACGATGTGGATATGGACTGAAAGCTCGCGGGCAATCTGACAGCACCCCTGAACAAATTCTTTTTGGCCAGTGTAGTCGTCTTCGGCATGGACTACTTTCATGAGGTTGTCAATGAAGATGTGTTTGCACCCAAACTCCTTGGCCATAACAACCGACACTCCTAGGACGCCTTCAATCGTGATCGCTTGCTTCTCGTTTGAAAGGAGCAGACCCGCGTCGCGGCAGTACGCCAAGAAGGCTTGTATTTTCTTCTCGTTCGCCTGCGCGTCATATTTCGTAGGCAGACGCCCCCAGCCTTGTCGCAGCATTCGATAAAGCGTCCTTGCGGGCGTCATCTCAAAAGACTGAATGCCGACCTTCTGCCCGGCGGCCAAAAGCTGTAAGGCGACCTGACCGGTCAGCAGGCTTTTACCGTTGCCGTTCTGCCCGGCCCACATCGTTACTTCGCCTTCTCTAAAGGCTAGCCGCTGGTCGAACACGCACGGCGTGCCTGCTAGGCGCCCTTCGATGATGCCAAATAAAGGGTCTTCAAAGTGGTCCGGTCGATAGATCACATTGCGGGCGGACTGTTGCCACGCCGCGAAGGCGGGCGAGTAGTCGCGCGGTTGCATCGTCATTTCACTTATTGTTTTGTCTTGCATAGGGTAGTTCTCCGAGTGTTCTCCAGTGCTTGTTTTTAAGGAAAACCAAAATGCCGTCAGGAGTCCAGTAAAACGACTTGTCTCGTGCCTTGTCGCGGATCATCATCGCTAACTGGCGGGCTCTTCTTTCTGATCCGCGCACGTATTCGATCTTACAAGTCCGGTCAGTCCACACCTCCGGCGGAATGTCTGCTATGTTGTCGTTCTCCCGAATGTAGTAATTGATTGCGCCAAAAAAAGGGCCCTTACTGTCCCCGCACTCAAAACCGTCAGGGATTAGGCAATAGGCTGGCGCGAGTACGAAATTTATCTCCTGTTGTTCTTTCGGTCTGTACCCGCTTGGAGAATTAAAAAAGTCGTCGATTTCTTCGGGCGTCAGCATGATCATCCAAAAAGCAGCTCAGCCGCTTCCTCCTCATTTTCTTCTTCGGGCTTTCGCGTTGAAACAGCCGCACGCTTAAACTCATCAACGGCCTGAGTCTGCGTGACTGGTCGGCCCCCTCCGCTCGCACCGTATTGGTTGCTTCTTCTGATCCAGTTTCGCCACGTTGCGGGCCAATCGCGTTTTACTGCTCCTGCTCCTGCTTTCGCTCTCCAGTAGTCAAGAAAGCAATCGAACTCAAAAGCGATCTGGTCAGAGGATAAGTCGGGACGGACTTTAATCGCCTGCTCTCTGAGTTCAGGGGTCAGCTCTGTGAATGTGATGCGGCTTCCTTTTTTATTTTCGGGTTTAGGGGTAACGTCGTTACGGGTAGCGACGTTTGGGGTAGCCTCGTTGTGCGAGACCGAGTCGAGCACAAGAGGAGCGTCAGCGTACTCTTCCTGTTCTTTACTGTTCCTATTACTGTTCCTACTCACATTTTGTGCGCTACCCCTCACGCACATTTTGTGAGCTACCCCACCCACATTTTGTGCGTTACCCCCGTTTTGTGGGTTACCCACATTTTGTGCGTTACCCCCGTTTTGTGGGTTACCCACATTTTGTGCGTTACCCTCCGCCTCTAACCCTACGATTTCATACCAGTTAAGCACCCCGGATTGGCAGGGGCGTTTCACAGACCGAATGAAGCCTTTATCCCTGAGTTCCTTCAAAGCTCTTTCAATACGATGCATCGAGCACTGCTCACCCTCCGAACTAAAAAATTCTCGGATCATTTCGCGGCTCGGATTGCATTGGCCTGAGTCTGAGTTGTGGCAGTCGGCGAGAAAGAGCAGCACGGCCTGAGCAAACCCTCCGGCTCGTGCGTTCTCTTTCACGTATTTGACGGCTTTGATGCTCATAATCACACCCCTCTGGGCAAGCCCTTCCATGCTTCTAACTTCGGGTATTTCAGCATGAAATACGGCACCCGGCTTTTAGGAACGCCGCTCCGCTTCCATCGGCTAATGGCCGGGGATGTGACGCCGAAATATGCGGCCATTTCCGTCAGCGTGGCAAATTTCTTTTCCAGCTCTTCGAAAGCCTTCTTTCTGCGCGCCGTCATTTCCATTTCTGCGATTTCTGTCATTTCTGTCATTTCTGAGCTCCTCTAAATAAGCAAACCACCTCATTAGTTTAACACGCGTTAAGTTGGTTGTAAAGCCATTGCGCGCCCTTGTTGCTTAACGCCTGTTTCGGTGTGGCTTTGACGTGCTACAGTACATAGCAATCAAACATGAGGCGGCATCGTGGAATTTAGTAGCCCTAGTATTATGGCCTACATCCTCTATAAAGCGAAGAAGGCCGGTCATCCGATAAGCAAAACGCAAGCGCAGAAACTTCTTTACTGTTGCTATGGCATTGTCTTGGCCGCGTTCGATGAACGATTAACAGACGAGCACCCAAAGGCATGGCCCGGCGGCCCTCTCTTCCCTCGCACGCTGAGCGCCATTAACAGGCATCGCCTCACAACGGACATGGCTGAAATCTTTATCGCCTCATGCCCGGTAGACTGGTTGAAACTGATGGATAAGACGATTGACAGGTTTTGGGGCTACTCGGCCACGGCGCTGGAAACTTGGTCGCAGCGCAAGGGCACGCCGTGGGATAAGGCTGATCCGCTTGCCTCGTTAGACGACAGAGAGATACAGAAATACTTTCAACAGTTCGTGCCAATTATCCAAGGCGCCACCGCATGAGTCTTAGTGTTTTCACTAGTGAAATAATTGACGGCTCCCCTTTACTTTTCTCTTCACATTGGCTAATATGCTGTTAATGGCTGAGGTTAATCCTCTGCCGACTTTAAGACTTGCCCTCACGGGCCGTAAGGAGTGAAAAATGTCACAGACTCTTATCAACGTATCCGCCGCTAAAGCCGAAGCCCTCGGTGATTTCCTCGCCGCCATAAATAACGCCTCCGCCAAAGAATCCTCGCAGTTCTACGAACAATTCGGCGGGTTCACACTCCCCGCGCTCGGGGTTGAGCAGAAGATTGAGCTCACGGCGGCTTGCTTCCGCCTGCTCCGTTCCGTCGTCACAGACGAAAAGGCGCGAGAAGACTTCCCGGCACTCGCAGCATGGGTCAATGAAGCGCTTTCCGAAAGGATTGACGATATTGTGTTGGCGCAGTTGCACGCTGCTCCCGAATACCCGGAGGCTGAATAATGAGATTCACAACCTCCAACCGCGCGGCTAGCAACGCCGCCTTTGACGCCGCTCAGGCCGCATGGGATGGCATGAGTCCCGAAGAGTTCGACCCGTGCCCGCGTGACCCGGAGCAGTGGGCCGAGTGGTGTGCCAAGCTCGCCCAGCCCCTCGATGTAATCTGTGATTGGGCGGATTACGGCATCCAGTTGGAGAGCGTCACGCTCGACCAAATGGCCGCCGATCTTCTCGGCTCGGCCTACGAGGAGTTGAGTCACGACGCGCCCGGCGCCATTGCCACCTATTGCCCGCGCAATAGCCCGTTGTGGGCCGCCATTCAGCGCGTGTATGCGCTGGAGTATGTCGGCGTCCCTGCCGACGCCGTTGAAGGCTACATAGCAACACATTAAAAAAACGCTCGGGGAAGCGGCCTGCTAAACCCCGAGCGCGTCACTTAATGACAAAATAGAGGATATCAAATGACAACAGATAAATCCACAACCCCGGCCACGGCTGAGAACATCTATGCCGCCCTTGCGGCGGCTCAGGCTGAATTCAAGCCGATCGCGAAAAACTGCGTCAACCCGGCCTTTGGGTCGAAGTATGCCGACCTGCAAAGCATTCTTGACGGCACCCGCTCGGCGCTCAATCGTCACGGGCTGTTTCTCTTCCAGCGCGTCACGTCGTCGAAAGACGGCGTAAGCGTTGAAACGTGCGTAACTCACGCATCGGGGGGGACGCTTTCGAGCGGCGTTCTGTTTATCCCCGTTGTTAGCCCTAAGAATCCGGCGCAGGCATTCGGTAGTGCTGAAACCTACGCCCGGCGTTACAGCCTGAGCGCCTTCCTCGGTGTGAACGCAGATGAGGACGATGACGGCAACGGCGCCAAGATTGATGAACAGACGCTGACGAATGAGCGTTTAGCGTCCGCACTGGTTGACGTGGCCACAGAGGCCGCGCACCGCGGCACCACGGCATACAAGGACTTTTATGAGCATTTAACCCCTGCGGCCCGAAAAGCGCTTAAGGGTGCTGGTATCCATGACGAGTTGAAAGTACTCGCGGGAAGTGTAGACGAGAAAGCGCAGGCGCCGCAGGCCATCGAGCAGGCCGCCCCCGCCGAAATTGAAACTAAAGAGGAGTAAACGAAATGGCTATTTACATGAACAAGGTCATGCTCATCGGCAACGTGGGAAAGAAACCTGAGTTGAAAGAATCGAAGTCCGGGCCTGTGTGCCGCGTGAGCCTCGCGACCACGCGCCACTGGACTGACGCGAACGGACAGAAGCAGAGCGAGACAGAATGGCATAACTGCACCGCTTTCGGCCGTGTGGCCGAAATCTTCGCTGAGTACCTTGACAAGGGTTCTCAGCTGATGGTGGAAGGGCGTTTACGCACGCGCGAATACACAGACGCGCAGGGCGTCAAACGATACTCGACAGAAGTTCTGGTCGAGCGCCAGCAGTTCGGAAGTCGCAGCACCTCGGACGGTCAGCCCCAGCGCCCGGCTCCGAAGACCGCCAGCGCCCCGGCGGCAAAGAAGTCCGCGCCTGTGAACGCCGCTGACATTGATGAGGATTGCCCGTTTTAAGGAGCACTAGCCATGTTTGTAGACATGAAGAAAGACCCCGACGCGCCAAAGGAAACGGCGCTTGACTTGCGCGAAGCTGTGCGCCAAGCGGCTGAGGCCGTCGAGGTCGACCCAGAGACTGGGGAAATTTCGGGGCTCGACAAGCTGCGAGTGGCGGAGGGCAAGGAGGCTGACAAGGTCGCGGCGCTTGCCCGCGTGGTGCGCTCCGTGCGCCGTGAGGCCGCCGCCGTCTCCGAGCACATTGAGGCCGAAAAGGCGATTTTGAAGCGACTGGAGACGAAGGCCGACAAGCTCTCTGACTTCCTTGCGCAGTTCATGCTGAGCGGCAAAATCAATCGGATTACAGACGTCGATATCGAGGTTAAAGCTCTCGCCGGGCGTGAGTCTGTGGCCGTGCTGGATATTGAGTCCGTCCCTGATGACTTCATCAAAGTGACTGCGATTAAGTGCCCGCCCACGCTTTCCTACATGGACGCGTGGCGTCTCGCTAGGTCGATGGGCGGGGGCGCCGAGATCGTGCGATCAGTGGACAAGATTGCCGTCATGAACGAGTGGAAGCTAGGCAAGAACACGATCCCCGGCACTGTGATTTTCCGCACGCCGGGCCTCAAAATTTCTGCGTGAGGGGCGCCATGATTCTAGATCGCATTTTGGACTTACTGGCCGCCCTTGCGCTCGTGGCTCTGCTGTTGGCGCCGGGGATGCTGGTCGGCTTCTTTATTTGGGGCTTGTAAGCCCGCCGGAGGATTCGACATGGATACTTCTTTCTTTTCGATTCTCTCCGCCACAACCGCGAAGATTACAGCGACTGCGGCAGAGTGGAAGGCATTACTCAGGCTTCTGCCGCCTGCGCCTGAGGCTCGGCCGATCTTGAGAAAAGCGGCGGATGGTGCGCGGTTTTTCGAGTATGCCCGGCTCACGAATGACTATATAGGCGCCCGGCTTCTCGTTGCGAGTTGCGCAGCTCATCGCGACGTCGGCGGCACTTGCGTTTTCAATGTTGGACAGCGTGCCGCCCTGACGTTCGTTATTTATGCTCATCCGAACGAGTTCACAAGGACACAAAAAAATATTGTGCCTGCCGTGCTCCTTAAGGCAAAAGAAATCTGCGACCCGGTGAATGACCTGCTTTATGACCTCGCTGTCAAAAGCGACCGGGAACGGTCCGCCGATATTGGTCTAGAGTCGTTTGTGTCATCGCGACAGCTATTGGACGATATAAACGAGTTTTGGGAGCTGTCAAATGATTGACCTGAAGAAAACAAAAATGATGATCCGCGAGATGAAGGCCGATCACATCTTCTCAAAGAGCGAGGCTACACAGCTCTCTATCCTTGTTGATCGCGTCAAGGACGGCAGGGATGATTTGGCGATCATGCTCGCGCAGAGCCTCGCAACAGAAATCACAGAATTTCCCGCAGGAAGCCCGGGGCTTGAGCCCCGGGAGGAATGCGGGCTTTCGAAATTTTTTAATCTTGGCCCAAACGCAGCCAAACCATGCACATAGTTTTCGCTTAAGGTATATTCAGCCGCTATGAAATCGCGCACACCGTCCTTTGTCATCGAGCTGGGCCTGAAAA